GACGTCATCGGTGCCAAGGCAAACGGCAAGAAGACGGCGAAAACAGCAGAGGCTGCGGAAGTTTCACAGGATGAGTTGCCGCCGTTGCCGAAAGGTAAAATGGAGATAAACCTCTGACATGGGCGATTTCACGACAGAATGGGAGAGGCCGGAGTTCGACTCCGTGCCGTCGCTCGCCGAGGACATGGTTTACCTGCTCTCCGGCTGCGATTCCGTTCTGATTCGCAAGACGCTCCAGACAGCCTACCGCGACTTCTGCCGCCGCTCCGCCGCGTTGCGGACGTGGCGGCGGGTCGAGGCCGAGCCGCACGTTCGCATGTGTCCGGTCGTTCCCGTCCTTTCCGGAGTGATCGACTGTGTGACGCGGGTCCTGTTCGGGCATTCGCGCCGGGAGGTTCACGACTGGAGGGTCGTGGGCGCCCCGCCGATGCTCGAGTTGCCGCGCGTCTGCGAACGGTATCTGCTCGACGAGAGCCCCGGCGTCGCATGGGTTCAGGACAAGCCCAACGTCGGCGCGCTTCCTGTCGTGGTCGATGACGGCGAGCGCCGCATTGTGCGCGTCCATCTGTGGGTTGAGGCCGTGGAGATTCCGCACATTGGCGAGGAGCGCGCGCCGAGGGAGTTCCTGCAACGGTACGGCGACGCGCTCGTGGACGGCGCGTTGGCAAGGCTTTTTTCAATGACTGGCAAGGCGTGGACGGACGCCGAACAGGCCCGCCAGCGCGGCGTCGCGTACTCCAACGCGCTTTCGGAGGCGCGCCAGCGCTCGCAGTGCGGCGGCCCCGCCGCGAACGCCGGCGGCGGATTCGCCCTCGACATGGGCAGCATGGTTTAGGAGGATTTTTAAATGTGCATGAAAGGAACAACCGAAGGCTGCATCCTGCTGGAGCGCGTGGCGAAGGTGGAGGCGAAGCAGAACGTGATACTCGGAACGGTCGTGCTGATGTTCCTGGTCGTTGCGTTCATGGCGATCAAGCTGCTCAACACGCAGATATTCCTTCTGACGGGTGACAGCGGACTTCGCACGGTCACGGACGCGTCGAAAGCGGACGCGCAGACGTTCAGGCAGATTTCCGGCGGCGCGGTGCCGTCGGGCAACAAGGAGACGAAGAAATGAAAACACTCATCAAGTGGTTCGTGAAGCATTACGTGTCAAAGGACACGCTCAAGGCGGCGATACACGCCGCGAACGAAAGCCTCGCCAAGGTCGAGGTGGACGAAGCCAAGACGAAGGTCATGGACGTGGCGAACGATGCCTCGGAACTCGTCGGCGCGTACCTGAAGGGATACGCCGACGACGGGCGCATCGACATGGAGGAACTGGACGAGGTGAACGCGAAGTGCGACGCGCTCGTGGACAAGTACCTCACGGACAAGGCCGTGGAGGCGATCATTGACAGGGTGTTCGCCTAACCTGGCTTGCAAATCAAAACCGAAAGGAAAGACGATGAAGACCAAGAAGGACATCAAGAAGAAGGTCGCCGCGAAGGTGGCGAATGGCAAGTCGAAGATCGCGCGCAAGTGCGGCAAGGCGTGCGCGGCGGCGTTTGCGTTTCTCTCGCTCGTTCTGACCGGCTGCATGGGAACGACTACGCCGTCGCGCTCGCAGACGCTCACGCTCACCGAATGCACGATCAACATCTACGGATCGGGCGACGGCACGACAAACGACGTGGCCCGCGTGGAGATTGCGTCTCAGGCGATGAGCATTGAGAACAGCGGCACGGAGTCGCAGACCTCCAGCCCGACCCAGACCACGGACGTCAAGCCCGACATCAACGTGAACTACGCGCAGGGCGGAGGGATCACCAATCGCGGCACGGGCGGCGCGTCCGGGGCCGCCGGCATCCTGGAGTCTCTCACGGCCGAGGGGCTGTCCGCGCTGAAGTCCGCGATCGCGAACAAGACGACGGGCAATATCACCCTCAAGAAGAAGGACGGCACGACCGTGACAGCCGACTGCAAGGACGGCAACTGCACCTTCGAGGGCGGCGCGACCGTGACCGAGCAGGACGTCGCGACCTATGATCCAGACTTCCCGCCCGTTGACGACGGGATCAACTGACGGGATGCGTCTCCCGCGATCGGAGGCCCCGAAAGCGGGGGATTTTTGGAGGGATGAACGATGACGGAACTGACGATAACGCCGAAGGTTGCGGACAAGACCGCACGGTTCAAGGGGGCCGTCGCGGCCGGCGAGCACGTCGCCGTCACCATCAAGGGCGGCGCCGCGTGGCTCGGTGAAGACAATGGGGAGCGACTTTCGCTCCGCGTGCTCGACCGCGTGACGGGGCGCACCCTCGCCCTGTTCCCGCGTCCGCCGGAGACCTATGAGGACGGCTCCGAGCCAGAAGAGCAAGACGAGTGGGGAACGGCGGGCGATGACGACGCAGACCTCTTCTGCAACCTCAATCTTAACACCGACCGCATGGTGAACGCCGCGCGCCACATGCTGCGCGTGCCAGTGTTGTTCGTCATGGGCGCGAAGGACGACGAAAACCCCGCCACCACGCGCACTCTCTACTTCCGCGACCGCTACGAGGTGGAGTTCTGGCCGGAGCGCGTGGGTGATGACACGCCCTACGACCTCGACAAATGGCCGAAGCAGATCGACGAGTGGACGGAGCTGATCGCGGAGTTCGAGACGCGCATTGACGCGGCGGAAGATTCGATACGCGACGCGGTTGACGAGGCTAACGGTATAGTAGCCCATGTTGATGCCGCGAAAATCGTTGCACAGAACTCCGCTACGGCGGCGGGCGATTCCGCTTCCGCCGCGCAGACTTCTGCCGCAACGGCGAAGAACTGGGCGAACGGAGGCACGGACGGCGACACGCCGACCGTGACCAACAACGCGAAGTATTACGCCGGGAAGGCTGGAGACGCGAAAACAGACGCTGCGGCGAGCGCGGCGAGCGCGGCTTCTTCCGCAATTGCTGCGGCAGGCTCCGCGACATCCGCACAAGGCAGCGCGACGTCTGCTGCATCGTCAGCAGAATCAGCCGCAGGAGCGGCGGCGGCGGCCGTGAAGACGGAGAAGGAGCGCGCGGAGGGCGCGGAGAGCGACCTTGCGGACGCGATAGACGCCGAGAAGGAGCGCGCCGAGGGTGCAGAGGCGCTTGCGATCGTCAACGCCGAATACAATGGCACGAGCAAGCGCATCGTGTTCACGACAGGCGGAGGCGAGACAAAGACCATCGACGCGTCGGTGTTCATCAAGGACGGCATGATTTCAAGCGTCGTCGTATCGAACGGCAATCTCGTCATCACGTTCAACTCGGACGCGGGCAAGCAGCCGATAAGCATACCGCTTACGCAGATTTTCAACCCGTCGAACTACTACGACAAGACAGCCGCGGACGGCACGTTCGTCAAGAAGGACGGCGCGAAGGTGCTTTCGACGAACGACTACACGACCGCCGAGAAGCAGAAGCTCTCCGGCATCGCGTCGAACGCGAACAACTACACGCTGCCTCCCGCGACGGCTAGCACGCTTGGCGGCGTGAAGCAGGGCACGGGCTGCACGATTGCGCCAGACGGCACGCTGAACGTGACGGGCGGCGGCAGCGGAACCGTGGATGATTCCGTCACGCGCGCGGGTACGAACCCGGTGAAATCGTCCGGCATCTGGGCGGCGATCTGGGGCGCGCTCGCCGCGCTGCCGTCTGGCTTCGCGTCGCTCTACGACTGGTGCGTGGCGCAGCTCTCCGGAAAGCGCGGCAAGACCGACCTCGCCGTGTATGCGGACGCGTGGAGCCTGTTTCTTGCGGGCGAGTCCGACAGGCTGGTCCTGCTGCCGACGCCGCAGGCCGGGTACTGGACCGATACGGGGACGATGGACGGGCAAAAAGCCATCAGATTGATGGCAAGTGGACTCTATCGCCTCTACATCGGCGTGGACGGGCCGCGGGGTATTGCCAGAGACGTTCCCGAGGGCGCGGCAGAGATTACGTTCCTCGACGACGATCTGGAGTCCGAAGTTGTGGCCGTTGCCACGAAGCAGGAGGTCGCAACCTCCGACACGCTCGCGAAGACGTCACAGCTCGCGCAGAAGCAGGACGCGCTTTCCGCGCAGCAGCTTGCGGCGGTGAACTCAGGCGCGGCGGCGGCGAAGGTGGCGACGTGGGACGGGTACGCCGAGCAGATTGCCGGGAAGGCCAGCGCCGCCGACCTCCGCTACCGCATCGCGGAGGCGGGGTACGCGACAACGGGCGCGAGACTGCCGGACAACGTCGCGTATGTGATTGCGGACGGCACGACATATCAGGCGAGCGCATTGACGTTGGACGGGACGAGCACTTATATGCTTTTCGGCAACGGCAATGTACTTGGCGTTGAATGGAACCGAAACACGGGAGCGCTCATCGCGAATCCATTTAGTGTTGTATTCTATGATTCAAGCGATCTGCCATTTTCTGCCGTTCCGAACCTCCTCGTTCCCCGCGCCCTCGCCGACCGCACGGTGAACCTCATCACGGCGGAGGACGAGACGAGCATCGACATCGAGCTGCCCGCTGCGGTGACGGTGGGCGCCATGCGGTACTGCCGCGACTTCATCCTTGACGTGGACAACTCCGCGAACGCGAGCGACCTCGCGCTGGAGTTTACGGAGCTGGGCGTCGATTACGCTTTCGTGCCGCTGGAGGATGACAGCGTAAGCGAGATGATGACGATTGGCGCGGGCGAGCGCGTGCGGCTGTACTTCACCGAGACGCCGTACACGGCAATCGGCTCGCTTCCCGTCATCAACGTCGCCCGTGTCACGCTTGGCGATTTCGTCACCTCGACCGCAACGCAAGGAGGCAACTGATGGCAACCCCTGAAATCAACCGCAACTTCGCCTCCGCCGTCGGCGCGGACGGCCTGCCCGTCTACGCGCCCGCGTACATCATGGTGGGCGGGCGGCTGAAACTGCACCCCACCGCTGCCGACTACGCCGCGCACAATCCGCCGTGCTACCCCGTCCTCTCCAACCCCGCGCCGACCGACCCGCCGCAGGGCTACCACTACGAGTTCCGCTCCTACGAGTTCGCCGAGGGCGCGTTCCGCCGCGTCTACGCGCTCGTCGCAGACCCGCCGCCGCCGCCTCGCCGCTGGTCACGCCTCTCAATCAAGACCGCGTTGGCGCAGGCGGGGATGCTCGCCGCCGCGCGCACGTTCCTCGCGTCCGTGGAAATCGCAACTGGTTACACCGCATGGGAAGCTCTCACTGACTGCGATTACATCGAGGAGTTCTACGGCGGAGCGGATGCGTGGAACGCGCTCCTCGACGGCGCGGCGTCCGCGCTTGGCAAGACCCGCGCGGAGATTGACGCATTTCTCGACGCAATACCGACGGAGGGCGCGCAATGATGCTCGCGGCTAGAGGCGCGTTCCTCGCGGCAATGCGCAAGCCGTCCACGCCCACGGCGAAGTCCTACGTGCAGGACGGACTTGTCGCCATGTGGGACGGAATCGAAAACGCGGGGTGGGGGGTTCACGACAACAATGCGTCAGGTTGGACGGAACTGGTGGGGGGCAGGGATCTTACCACTAGTTCTGGCACATGGGAATGGGGTGATGATTGCTGGAAGGTTATCACGCTTGCCAGAGGTTCTCTTGGTAGAAGTGGGGTGAACTTCGGGTCAATCCGAAATACCTGCGAGGCGTGTTTCATGCTTAGCTCCACGAAAAACTCGTCGCCTTTGCTAATTGGGTTCGGAGGTTCTCAGAGGATGCTGAATCTTAAAAACAACAATCTCTTTGCCAGACCAACTTACAGTTCTAAATACATTTCCTTTGCTGATTGTTTAGACATACCAGTGTCTTTGTCATGCGATTACCTTGAGAGCGACGATGTGGATAGAATATCTATAAATGGCGTAGCCAGAACTTTGAATGTCGCATCTCCTAGCTGGGTGTTGCTGAATTTGAATCAGCTAGGCAGAACAACTCTGACAGGAACTGAATCCACATACGCCATACAGTCGCATTATTGCGTAAGAATCTACAACCGCGTACTCAACGCCGCCGAGGTCGCGGCGAACTACGCGGTGGACAAGGCGAGGTTCAATTTGCCCGACGCAACGTAAGGAGGCAACGAATGGGCGAAAACGCAACGGAGATTTTTGGAGGAACTAGAAATGACGCTTGAAATGCAGACCGCGCTTGAGCGGTGCGTGAAGGACTAGGGATTTCGCCCCGCCGCGAGAGGGGCAAACCAGTAAAACGGCTCGCCCCTCTCGCGGGGAGGCGGCAACGAAAGGAAAAAACATGGCAACAGACCAGAACAACATGACAGGCCAGAACGGGATGGGCAACGGCTCGTCCGGCGACTACGGCATGATGCGTTCAATGCAGGGCGGCTCCGCGATGCGCTCGTCCCGCATGATGCAGGGCGGCATGGAAGGCGACTCCATGCAGGGCGGCGAGGGCGTTCGCGAGAAGCTGGAGTACCGCGCCAAGATGAAGAAGTACAAGGAAAAGCACGACAAGGCCGTTGAGGCCTTCAAGACGATCACGGGCGAGACCGTCGAGACGCGCGAGGGCGCGGTCAAGGCGCTTGCGTGGATCATGAGGAACAAGTCCTACACGCAGGCCGCCGAGGCCATCATGGCCGCGAGCGACTTCTGCTGGGCCTGCAACGAGGAGGACGCAGAGAAGGACGTCAAGGAGGAGGTCACGACCCTCTCCGGCCTCATGCGCGGCTGAACGATTTCCCGTCCGCACGGTGCGGGCGGGATTGAACACGAACGACAAATCCAGAAAGGAAAAACCAAATGGATGAAGTGACAAAGACTGAGGGATCGACGACGATCAACCAGTACCCGAACAACAACGGCTGGGGCGGTCCCGGCTGGGGCGGCTACGGCTATCCCGCATACGGCGCGGTGCCGATGGTTCCGGCATACGGCGGCTACGGCTACAACGGCGGCGGGCTTGCAGACGCATTCCGCGGCTTCGGCGGCAACATCAACATCGGACGCGGCGGCAATGCGCTCGGCGTCGTGGGCACGGTCCTCGGCGCGGTGGCGCTCGGCGCTCCGCTCCTGCGCGGCGCGTTCGGAGGGCCCGGCTTCGGCAATGGCGGCCCCGGCGGTCCCGGCTGCGACTTCGTGACGCAGCGCGAACTCGGCCTCGTCGAGAAGAACAATACTCTTGCGGCGGAGAACGGCCAGCTCAAGGCGCAGATCTACACCGACAACAAGACGGATTCGGTCATCAAGACCCTCGTGGAGTGGCGTCAGCGCCAGGAGCTCATCGACAACACGGCGGCGGCCGAAATCGCGGCCCTCAAGCAGGAGAACGCGAACATGAAGGCGACGCTGAACTCGATGCTCGGCACGTACATCACGCCGAACGTGATGCTTCCGTCGCAGGTGGTTGCCACGCAGGTCACCGCCGCGAAGGCCACCACGGCCTCCGGCTCGTAAGCGGCCTTGCCCGATGGTCCGGGCCAAGTCCGTTTCTAGGGCGGGCTTGACCCGGACGTATCGAACAAAGCTAAGCTAGATGAAAGGCAATCAAGATGACGAAGACGGCGATAGTGAAAGGCGTGGCGAGGTGGTACGGCAAGAACGTCGTGCCGCACATTCCGGCGTTCTCGCTCGCGAAGGCGGGCCACGCGACGGCGGTGGTGATGGCGGAGAAGAACCCCGCGATGGCGGAGGCGTTCTTCATGAACGTTCTGCCGCCGGGGCTGGGGCAGATGCTCCAATCGCTCTTCGCCGCCGCGTCGGACGACGCGCTCTTCGACCTCGCCGTCTCGTCCCTGCGCGACGTCGTGGCAAAGGAACCGATCGTGATTCCGGCGCCCGGCACGAACGGGCTGAACGTGCGTCCTGCGGACATCGACCTTCTCGCGGGCGAGATACGCACCGCGCAGACGGAGCTCGACAACGCGGCGGCGCTCGCGAAGGCCAACGCCCCCGCGCCGTCGGCGAAGGAAAGGGGCGCGGCATGACATACGCGCAGTTCGAGCAGAAGGTGCGCATTCTCGTGAACGACACGGAGACGCCGTACCGATTTGCGCAAGGCACGGTGTTCGGCTTCGTCAAGGACGCCGTGCGTCATCTCCGCAACATCAACCCGACCGAGAAGTACGATGCGCGCGGGCTTCTCGACGAGGCGGTTCCGGAGCCAGACGTTGACACCGACATCCGCGTCGATCCTCGCCACGAGGAGGCCGTGGTGAAGTACGCCGCCCACCTCGTCTACCAGCTCGACATGACGGACTCGGTCAACCTCCAGATTTCTGAAAACCTCAGGACGCGCGCGGAGGCGCTGATGCAGCTGTGAACATACGCGTCGACAGATTCGGCGGCATACAACCGCGCCTTCATCCGTCGCTTCTCGCCGACGGGATGGCGGTGCGCGCAAGGAACGTCAAGCTGAAGAGCGGGAAGCTCGTGCCGCTGCGCCAGCCCGCGCAGATGTCCAGCCACTTCACCTACATGGAGGGCGGCCTAACCAGCATCGGCCTCGCGAAGACGCTCTATCCGTGGAAGCACACGGACAGAGACGGCAACGCGAAGGTGGACTTCCTCGCGTTCCCTGGCGTAGTGTCAGTCGCGCAGGGCAACCTCGCCGCTGACGAGTACGACCGTCTCTTCGTCACGGGCAAGACAGGCGTGCCGTTCACAGACTCGGACGGAAACACATGGCCTGATTCGCCTGCGGTCTATCTGTTCGACAGGCAGTCAAACGTCATTTCGCGGATGACGATCAACAAGAATCCGCTCGAAGCGCCTGAGGTTTCCCTGAAGTCGGGCGAGTCGATTGACACGAACAAGACGATCTACTACGTCAACTTCTTCGCGTCATGGGTAGATGCGTACGGGCTTGAAAGCGGGCTCTCTCCTGCGAGCGACGCGACCGGCGACTACGCATACGTAGACGGCGACCACAAGCCGCTCATGCTGAACGACGGTTCCACCGTGCAGTTCGAGGCGATGACGCTTCCTCCCAACGCGGAGAAGGTGTACATCTACGCGACGTCGGCTGGGACGTCGGAGGCAACCGACGGCATCCAGTTCTTCCGCGAGGTGTCGAAAACCGACGCGACCCAATCCGGCGGATTCCAGCTCAAGTACAACCCCGCGTTGCTCGGAGAGGCGGAGCCAGGAATCGAGTCTCCGCCTGGCAACCTGTCTGGAATCGTCTACGTCGACGGCGGCTTCTACGCGGCGTTCTCGCCGTCGTCTCCGCACACGGTCATGTTCTCAGACATCGGAATCGTGACGAGCTGGCCGACCGCATACAGATACGACGTGAAGGACAACATCGTCGCCCTCGCAACGACGAGCAACAGCGTCTTCGCGTTGACGGACGGCTTCCCGTGGGTGCTGTCCGGCACCGCGCCGGAGACGATGACCGCGGCGCGCCTCGCGGGGCCCGCCGCGTGCGTTTCGCCTCGCTCTGTCGTGGTCTACCGCAACGCCGCGTACTACGCATCCAACGAGGGATACATGGTGATCGCGAACTCCGCAGACGCGGGAACGGTGTGCGCGAACCTCACTGACAAGATTTTCACGAAGGACCAGTGGCAGTCGTTCGGGCCCTCCACCTGCATCGCCGGACAGCACGACGGGTGCATCCACCTGTTCTTCGACGGCATGAACGGCCTCCGCATCGACCTTTCTGAGAGCGTCGCGGCGGTGACGACTCACGACGAAAGGGCGTCCTGCATGTGCGTGGACGACCGCGAGGACAAGATGTACTTCGTAAGGAAGATTCGCACGGAGGGAGGTGAGTAGGATGGCTTATACCGTGACAGTTGCCTCGACTGCCGGCGGCAGCGTTACCGGCGGAGGAACGTACGAGCAGGACCAGCGGTTCACGTTGGTCGCAACCGCGTCGGATGGTTACGTGTTCCTGAAATGGGTCAGAGGAGCGTACTCTAACCATCTGTCTTGGAACGCGACATACACGCCTCCATCTAACTCGACCCTCATCAACAGAGACGAGACGTACCGCGCAATCTTCGTGAAAATCATAGCGGATCACGGCTCCGTGTCGCGTGACGCCTCGACGTATACGATAAATCCGGACGCCGGGTATCTTCGCACATCTATAATCGCCACTTCCGGCGGCGACTACATGACGATTTCGGGAAATTCCGTAACCGTGAAAAACGCGGCTCCGCAGGGCGCCGATCTCGTGGTGACCGCGAGCTTCCGCAAGAAGGACACCGCCGACGGGTACAACGTCTACGTCAGATGGTCGTCGCGGTATTCGACAACGGAAGGCGGCGCAGAGGTCGAACGCGAAATGCGCGTCTCGTCTGGGACGGGGACTACGTTGCGGATTTTCGAGTCAGCCGCAGAGACCTCGCTTGCGTCCATCACGTACTCCACTCTCAAACGTCAGGGATCGTCGCCATACTACGCAAACTACATTCCGCTTGCTGACGGCGGGAATTACTGGGAGGGACGCAATGTCGGGGCGAAGCGCTCAAATGGCGACGTGCTGACCGGATGGGAGCTCCGCGCGTCAAGAAGCGGCGACCTGATAGCCACTCTTCCCGCAGACGGTTCAGCGACCATCAAGGACATATCAGAGCTGTTCGACGAGGCAGATGCCGATTTCGGCAACAATTCCGCAGGCGATTACCGCATAGCGTTCCTGACTGCGGTGTTCGGGACGCCTCGTTCTGTGTCCGTGTCCACTGCGGGCGCGGAAAGCGAGGCCGTTCAGCCAGAAGTTTCCGCAAGCACGGATTCTGCGATTGCCGGAAGCGCCGTCACCCTCACCGCGCAGGCAGACGGCCTTGCGACGTGCGAGTTCTCCGCATGGTCTGTGACGGACGCTGGTGGCAATCCCGTGTCAATAACCGAAGGAGAAGCCGGATCGGCGACATTCACGATGCCCGATTCTGACGTATCCGCCGTGGCTGGATACGTTCCAAAGAAGTTTTCCGTCTCCGTGAGCTCCGTCACAGGCGGCAGCGCGTCCGTTCAGTGGCGCGCGTCATCGGATGACGACTGGAGCCCGCTACCGCAGGACGGAAAGGTGGCATACGGTTCGCAGGTCAAGTTCACCGCGACGCCTGTCTCTGGCTACGTGTTCGACGGATGGCTCAAGGACGGGTCGCAGTATTCCGTTACGAGTCCGTACATCGTCGAGTCCGTCGCGGAGGACATCTCGCTCGTCGCGACGTTCCATATCGGCGATGCGCCGCAAAAAGCTACGTTGACCGTCATCGCAGACGGAGTAGGTAGCGGCAGGGTAGACATCCTCGGAGGGGACAACCACACGGCGCAGGAGGATGGCTCGGGAGCTACCGCCGACTTCGACCAGGGTGATGACGTGACGCTTTCCGCCGAACTGGATGCATCCTCTGCGTTCGACGGATGGTACGCTGGTGGACGGAAGATCAGCGAGGAGCTGGTCTACACGTTCAAGTTCGGCGCCGATTATTCGTTCATCGAGTACACCGCAAAGTTCGGCGTTTCTGACGACGCCATCTACGAGTGGGAAGGGTCGGACGAGAACAAGGAGATTGAGTGGACAAGCAAGGTCTACACGGCTCCGAAGCCGTTCGACCCCGTAGCGGCGCGCGTCGACGCGGCGGGCTATCCAGTCGATCTTACGGTGCGGACGTATTCGTCACCCGACGTTGACGATCCGCTGTCCGTGCGCGACCACGAGCTGAACGCCACAAACCCCGTCGCGGTGCAGTCGCAGGACGGGCGCCGCCTCCCGCGCATGAGGCCGGAGCGGTTCGTGCGGTTCACGGTCGAGTCCACGCACGAGATCGACGCGGTTGTCGTGGGGACGAACATGGCGGAGGTGAACTGACATGGCACGCAACGCGAAGAGAGTTTCCGGCACGCCGCACGGCATGGTGCCGATACACCAGATCGCGGACCCGCAGATGCGGGACGTGGTGATGAAGCTGAACGAGAACATCCACGCGCTCGAAAAGAGAGTCGCGGCGCTGGAGAGGAAAGGAAAGGAGTAGGCTATGGACAATTCCGGAAGAGACGCATCGGCGTACGAAAGGATGATGACCACCCACATGATAGGTGCTGGACTTGGCGGATCGAACCCCCTGTTGTCAGGCGGAGGCGGCGGTTCCGCGTTCAATCCGAACGCCGCGCTGGACGGCGCAATCGGCTCGTCCCGCGCGCAGGCCGCGTCCGCAGTCGCGTCCGGGCAGAGCGGCGTGCAGGCCATTCTCGCCGGGCGTCCGGCGGTAGACCGCGCAGTCGGAGACATGCGCAACGCCGCGAACGCGATGCTCCCGATCGCTGACACGATGCGCGGCGCTGGCGACGCGCTGTTAGACAGCGGCACGAAGGTCACGGAACAGGCGCTTGCGACGCTTGGGACTGGGCTTGGGTTCATCAACATGGACTCTTCGGCGTCGCCGCTTGTCGCAGAGGCTATGCAGAGGTATCGGGAGGCCGATCCGGACAATCGTGTCGCATTCGCCGCGCAGGACGTTCAGAGCCAGTTCGACAACGCAAGCGCGCAGAACGAACGCGAACTTGCGAGGAGGGGCGTGAGCCCTACGAGCGGCGCTTCGCTTGCCTTGAACAGCCTTCGCGACAGGGCGCTCGCAGTTGCGCGTGCGTCCGCCATGACAAGGGGACGTGAGCAGGGGAGGGAAGAGCAGAGATCGGTTCTCCAGAACCTTATAGCGAACAATGCAAATATGTTCTTGCAGACGGGTGGACAGCTTGCGTCTATTGGGACTTCGGCGCGTGCGCAGGGG